AAACAATTAGTTTTGGTCATCGCAGAAGTGGAACAGATACTGAGATTGTTAAGAATTTAGCAATCCCATCAAGTGATACTGCAAATTTATTATCAGGAAAACTAGTTGTTGAGACTGGTGATACTTTGACAATTGTTGGTAGCACTGCTACCGATCTTAAATATTTGTCAAGTATTTTGGAAACATCAAATCTCTAATATTTTAAAGTAGAAAAATGGCAGCACCAATTAGATTCCTTAGTGGAAGAAATCAACAACAAAAAATTGGAATAGAAGGAAGTACTGATAACCAAAAGGTATTAGAGGTTGTTGGTCGAGTTGGTATTGGCACTACAATTTTTGAACCTACTTCGGAATTAGAAGTTCGTGGTGATATAAAAATTAGTGGAATATTAACTGCTGGTAATATTGACGTATCGACTGGACAAGTAAACTTTAGTCAATTAAATGTATCTGGTGTTTCTACATTTGCCGGTGCTGCCGACTTTAATGGTTCTATAGATGTAGATGGTCATACCGAACTTGATAATGTAAATGTATCTGGAGTTTCTACATTTGTAGGTTTAGGAACATTTAAAAATGATTTATATGTAAGTGATAATGTTTATATTGCTGGATTTGTAACAGCTACAAGATTGTATAGTAGTGTATTTGGTGAATTTACTGGATCATCAGTGTCTGCTGATAATTTAGTTGGATCAGCACTTTCTATTTCTGGTCTTTCTACCTTTACTGGTGCTGCTGAATTTAAGAGTTCTATAGATGTAGATGGTCATACTGAATTAGATGACGTAAATGTAAGTGGTGCCATTACTGCTACCACATTCACTGGTAACTTGGCAGGAACAGTTAATACTGCGGTACAACCTAACATTACATCAGTTGGAACTCTAAGTACATTAACAGTTTCTGGTGATATAACTGCCAATGGTAATATTGCCGGAGATAACTCTACAAACATAACCGGTATTGCTGGTGTTACGGCAACAACTCTAAGTGGAACATTACAAACTGCGGCACAAACAAATGTCACATCAGTTGGAACGTTAACCGGATTAGATGTTAATGGGCATACTGAATTAGATGACGTAAATGTAAGTGGTGCTATTACTGCAACTACATTTACTGGTAACTTGGCAGGAACAGTTAATACTGCTGCTCAGACCAATATTACATCAGTTGGAACATTAGGTGCTTTAACAGTTTCTGGTGATATAACTGCCAATGGTAATATTGCCGGAGATAACTCTACAAACATAACCGGTATTGCTGGTGTTACTGCTACGACATTATCGGGAACATTACAAACTGCGGCACAAACAAACATTACATCAGTTGGAACGTTAACCGGATTAGATGTTAATGGACATACTGAACTTGATAATGTAAATGTATCTGGAATAATTACTACAGCATCATTAAATGCAACTGGTAAGTTAACTACCACTGGAATTGGTATATCTATTGCGAATGGTGCCGGAAATACTGCATATATTGAAGGTCCATCAGAAATTTGGATTGATCCCTCTCCTGCAGGAGCTGGTACAACTTCCGGGTCTGTTAGAATTAGAGGTGATTTATATGTAGATGGAACAGAATTTATTGTTGATGTAGATAAAATTGAACTTGGTGATTTTAATATAGGAATTGCATCCACAGTATCAACAAACTCATTACTCGATGGTGCCGGACTTGGTATCGGTGCTACAAGTATTAGAAAGTTTATCACCTGGAATAATGCAACATCTGCATTAATGTCTAGTGAGAACTGGAATCTAGCATCGGGTAAACATTATGAGATTGCTGGAACTGATGTTTTAACTTCCGATACTCTTGGTAGTGGTGTTATCAACTCTTCATTAACGAGTGTTGGAACATTAGGAGCACTTACAGTCTCTGGGAATGTGAATGCAAATGGTAATATTATAGGTGATAGTGCCACTAATATTTCTGGTATCAATAGTGTAACGGCAACATCATTTTATGGTTCTGGTTCTAATTTAATTGGTATTAATGCAGGTCAAATTGCTGATGTTGGTGTCACTATAAGAGAAGAAGGATCTCTAGTTGGCACTGCAAGTAGTGTTAAAAATATTAATTTTGTTGGTTCTAATTTAACAGCAACAGCATCTGGTGTTGGTGCTACTATTACATTAACTGATACTCCTACTTTCTCAAGTCTGAATGTTACTGGAACTACTACGATTCCAAATATTTCTGGTGTCACTACATTTGCCAATGATGTAAATGTTGGTACTGGTATTACGTTTTATGCATCTACCGGTATTATTAGTGCAACGGCATTCTATGGTGACGGTCAAAATCTTAATAATTTGATTAATCAGAGAATTGAGGGACTTCAAATTTTTGATGAAGGTGTTGCAGTTGGCACTGGATATACATTTGCGGCAATTGATGTTGTCGGCAATAATGTTTCTGTCTCTGCGGTTGGACTTGGTAGTACTGCAAGGATAACAGTATCGGATACTCCAACATTTGATACTGTTGCAGTAACTAATAATATTACTGCAAATGGTAATATTATAGGTGATAATTCTACTAATATTTCCGGAATCAATAGTGTAACAGCAACATTATTCCATGGTTCTGGTGCAAACCTAACATCAATTCCTAACTCTGCATTAACAAACGATAGTGTTTCATTTGGTGGAGTATCCCTAGATTTAGGACAAACGGATGCTACTCCAGCATTTAATCTATCTGATGCTACCGATTATCCTACATCATCCTTAACCGGAACTATTACTAATGCACAGTTAGCAGGTTCTATTGCCGATGGTAAGTTGGCAAGCACATTCCTTAAGAATGTAGTAGAAGACACTACTCCACAATTAGGTGGTAACTTAGATCTTAATAGTAAGTTTATATCTGGAACAGGTGGTATTAATGTCTCCGGTGTTGTGACTGCCACAACTTTCAGTGGTAATGCAACATCATCGACAACTGCGACTAATGTAACAGTTGCCGATGAAAGTTCTGATACTACTTGTTTCCCACTATTTGCAACAGCAGCAACAGGAGACTTAGCACCTAAGAGTGGAACTAATCTTACTTTCAATTCTTCTAATGGAACACTAACTGCCACATTGCTGAGTGCCAACACAATCACCGGTGCTCATAGTGGTAATGGTGCAGGATTAACTGCTTTATACGCAAGTGAACTCACTTCGGGTGTCGTGCCAGCAGCAAGAATGTCTGGCACATATAATATAGAGTCTGCTACCTTTACAGTAACTGCTAATAACTCAGCAAACGAAACTGTATATCCAGTATTTGTAGATGGAGCTACTGGAGCACAAGGTGCCGAAACTGATACTGGATTAAGTTATAATCCAAGCACTGGTTTATTTACGGCAGTAGCATTCTCTGGTTCTGGTGCTTCCTTAACTAATTTACCGGCATCTACTACCATTACAGTTGCCGATGAAAGTTCTGATACTACTTGTTTCCCACTATTTGCAACAGCAGCAACAGGAGACTTAGCACCTAAGAGTGGAACTAATTTAACCTTTAACTCAAGCACAGGTGCATTAACTGCTACATCATTTAGTGGTTCTGGTGCTAGCTTAACATCAATTCCTAACTCTGCATTAACAAACGATAGTGTTTCCTTTGGTGGAGTATCTGTTGACTTAGGTGCTTCTGATTCAACACCGGCATTTAATCTATCTGATGCTACTAACTACCCAACATCATCCTTAAGTGGTACAATTACTAATGCTCAGTTAGCAGGTTCTATTGCCGATGGTAAGTTAGCAAGCACATTCCTTAAGAATGTAGTAGAAGACACTACTCCACAACTTGGTGGTAACTTAGATCTTAATAGTAAGTTTATAACCGGAACTGGCGGATTAAATGTTACTGGTGTTGTAACTGCTACTTCTTTAGATGCTGCGATTTCTGAATGGGTATTGGGAGCTAACGGATCAAGTGACTATACATTTACCGGACCCGGACTTACTGGTGCCGAAAATGATCCTTCAATTTATCTTGTAAGAGGTCAAAAATATAATTTCAAAAATAGTAGTGGTGGTCATCCATTCAGAATTCAAAGCACTCCAAATGGATCGACAGGAACACAATATAATGATGGAATAACTAATAATGATGCCGGAAATGGAGTTACTTTAAATTGGAATGTTCAGTTTGATGCTCCAGATGTTCTTTATTATCAGTGTACATCTCATGCTGCCATGGGTGGTAAGATTTACATTGGGAATAGTGGAGAATCAATTGTTGTAGGTGCTGCAGTAACAATAAATTCTAGTGGTATTAATGCTACCGGAGTTGTAACTGCCACATCATTTGCTGGTGATGGTTCTAGTTTAACTAATATAGTATCACCATCATCTAATGGTGAGTTTTATACTGGAATTACAAGTTCTAGACAAATTGCTCCACTATCTTTTGAGTCAACGGTATTTACTTTCCCATCAACATCAGGCAAACAATATGTAATTGAGTCTATTAATGTTGCGAATATTGATGCTTCTGTTGGTGTTGGAACAACCGTTAATATTATTGCTTCTATTCAGGATGCAACAGCAGCAGAACAAACTTATATTGCTTATAATGTCCCAATTGTTAATGGTGGTTTGATTGAATTAATTAAAAATCCAATTGTTGCCGGTCCATCGGATGTAATTAAGATGTGGTCCACAAATGATGGATACACTGGAGTCAGTAATGCCGCAGAAGTTTATATGAATTATAGTGAATTTACAAGCACTGATTATATTAGTAAGTTTGCCTCTACCACTACTATTAATAGCACTGATACAATTACCCTATATACATCAACATCTAATCCAACAGCAATTGAAAAAATTGGATTTGCAAACAGAACTGATACTGGTGATTTCCCGATTTCTATTAAGATTACGAACGGAACAACAACATCTTATCTTGCTAAAGATTTAATTATACCAAGATACTCTACGGTAGATATATTGGATAGACCAAAGAGAATTGAGACTGGTGCTAAAATTGAAGTTGAGGTTGGGTCAACATCAACTGTTGATGTCATCATTTCCGGCAAGAAAATAACATCCTGAGGGTAGAATAAAATGGGAATAAGAAATGATGTATTTGGTCTAGAGCAGATTTATCAACTGCAGATAGAAGGGCAATGGTCCACGAAAGAAGATGTCTGGTTAACTCCGAGTCCTTTTACTAAGGCACTTCCTTTTGGTTACTTTTCTGGTTCTTATCCTGTTACATCAACAGTAGACCGTGTTGATTATTCTAATGATACCGCAACAGCAGCAGTCAAAGGACCGTTAACTGTTGCTACATCTAATTTGGCAGCAACAGGTAATGCTTCCTTTGGTTACTTTGCTGGTGGTTTTCCTGGTCCATTATCAAGAGTAGACCGTATTGATTACTCTAATGACACTGCAACGGCATCACCAAAAGGACCATTAAGTCTTGCTAGGTATGGTTTAGCAGCAACAGGTAATAGTTCTTTCGGATACTTTGGTGGTGGTGCTGGAGTATCAACAGTGGACCGTATAGATTACTCTAACGACACAGAAACAGCATCACCTAAAGGACCATTAAGTATTATTAAATATCTCTCAGCAGCAACTGGTAATGCTTCCTTTGGTTACTTTGGTGGTGGTGGTCCTGGTCCATTATCAACAGTAGATCGTATTGATTATAGTAATGATACTGGAACAGCATCAGTCAAAGGTCCATTAACTGTTGCTAAATGGTACATGGGAGCAACTGGTAATGCTTCCTTTGGTTACTTTGGTGGTTCTTATCCTGCAGCAGCATCATCAGTAGATCGTATTGATTATTCTAATGACACTGCAACGGCATCAGCAAAAGGACCATTGAGTGTTGCTAGAAGTGCTTTAGGAGCAACAGGTAATAGTTCCTTTGGTTACTTTGGTGGTAGTGTGACTCCTGGTGCATTATCATCAGTAGATCGTATTGATTACTCTAATGACACTGCAACGGCATCAGCAAAAGGACCATTAAGTGTTGGTAGATATGCTTTGGCAGCATCAAGTTCTCAGGCTAATGGACTTCCGCAGACAACATTATTCCCGGCATCATCAGTAAGACCTGACGTAGTACCACAAGGATTTGACACTGGTTACTTTGGTGGTGGTGCTCCTGCAAAATCATCAGTAGATCGTATTGATTACTCGAATGATACTGCAACGGCATCAGCAAAAGGACCATTAAGTGTTGGTAGACGTGGTGTGAGAGCAACCGGCAATCAAAACTTTGGTTACTTTGGTGGTGGTGGTTCATATTCAACAGTAGACCGTGTTGATTATTCTAATGATACTGCAACGGCATCAGTAAAAGGACCATTGAGTCTTGCTAGAACTTACCATGCGGCAACAGGTAATACTTCTTTTGGTTACTTTGGTGGTGGTTCTCCTGGTCCAAAATCAACAGTAGATCGTATTGATTACTCTAATGATACTGCGACGGCAGCAGTCAAAGGACCATTGAGTCTTGATAGACATGGTGTGACAGCAACAGGCAATAGTTCTTTTGGTTATTTTGGTGGTGGTGCTGGTATATATTCAACAGTAGATCGTATAGATTATTCCAACGATACTGCAACGGCAGTAGAAAAAGGACCATTGAGTCTTGCTAGAAGATATTTGGGATCAACAGGTAATGCTAACTTTGGTTACTTTGCTGCTGGTCATCCTTCTGTATCAACAGTAGAACGTATTGATTACTCTAATGACACCGCAACAGCATCAGTAAGAGGTCCATTAAGTTCTACTAGATATTATGCATCGGCAACAGGTAATAGTTCCTTTGGTTACTTTGGTGGTGCTTATAGTGGTGCTCCAGGAGCAACAGTAGATCGTATTGATTACTCTAATGACACTGCTACGGCAGCAGTAAAAGGACCATTGAGTATTGCTAGATATGATTCGGGGACATCAAGTTCCAGAGCCAATGGAATCCCACTCAAAGGACCTGGTATCTTAGAAGTTCCAGTCTCAATGGCGACAGGAACTTATGGGACTCCTAACACCGGTTACTTTGCTGCTGGACAAAGTAGTAGTTTTTCTCCTGCTAGACCGTCAATAGTACAAAGAATTGATTACAGTAATGACACTGCAACGGCATCACTAAAAGGACCATTAATTTCTTTCTTTCAAGGTTTAATTGGAACAGGTAATGATTCTTTTGGTTATTTTTCGTCTGGCACTCCTACTTCTCGTGTTGATTACTTAAATGACACCGTAACGTCAGTAGCAAAAGGATCATTAAATACTAGTCATAATTCTGGAGGAGCAACAGGTAATGCTTCTTTCGGTTACTTTGTTGGTGGTCCTGGTCCAAAATCATCAGTGGATCGTGTAGATTACTCAAACGACACCGCAACGGCAGTAGCAAAAGGACCATTAAGTCTTGCTAGAAATGAATTAGCAGCAACAGGTAATCAATCTTTTGGTTACTTTGGTGGAGGTGATCGTCCCGGATATAGTACCATGCGATCAACAGTGGATCGTATTGATTACTCCAATGATACTGCAACGGCATCATTAAAAGGACCATTAAGTGTTGCTAGATATGGTGTACAAGCAACAGGTAATGCCGACTTTGGTTACTTTGGTGGTGGTAGAACTACTCCCTCACCAACTTATTACTCAACAGTAGATCGTGTTGATTATTCTAATGACACTGGAACTGCATCACCAAAAGGACGATTAGTCGGTAGTAGAGCACAGACGGGAGCATCAGGTACTGCTGACTTTGGTTATTTTGCTGGTGGTGGTACTCCTAGTAGTCCTTTTGATACATCAACAGTACAACGTATTGATTATTCAAATGATACCGCAACCACATCAAAAAGAGGACCATTACTTTATCCTACAAGACTCTTAGGAGCAGCAAGTGCCAGAGCCAATGGATTTACTGTGGTCGGTCCAGCAGTGGTTTCTAATGCCGCTGCAGTCGCAGGGTCATTTAATCCAACAACCTTTGGATACTTTGGTGGTGGTGCTCTTACAAATTCGACAGTAGATCGTATTGACTACTCTAATGATACTGCAACGGCAGCAGTAAAAGGACCATTGAGTCTTGCTAGAAGATACATGGGAGCAACAAGTAATAGTTCTTTTGGTTATTTTGGTGGTGGTGGTCCTTCAAAATCAACAGTAGATCGTATTGACTATTCTAATGACACCGCAACAGCATCACCAAAAGGACCATTAAGTGCTGCTAGATATGGTTTATCAGCAACCGGTAATGCTAATTTTGGTTACTTTGGTGCTGGTTATTCTAATTATTCAACAGTAGACCGTATTGATTACTCTAATGATACTGCAACGGCAGCAGTAAGAGGACCATTAAGTCAGGCTAGATTTGATTTGGGAGCAACAGGTAATGCTTCCTTTGGATATTTTGGTAGTGGTACTCCTGGTTCAAAATCAACAGTAGATCGTATTGATTACTCAAACGATACGGCAACAGCATCAGCAAAAGGACCCTTAAGTGTTGGTAGACGTGATGCGAAAGGAACTGGTAATGCTAACTTTGGTTACTTTGGTGGTGGGGTTCCAGTATCAACAGTGGACCGTATTGATTACTCAAACGATACGGCAACAGCATCAGTAAAAGGACCATTAAGTGCGACTAGATATTACCATGGGGCAACAGGTAACAGTTCATTCGGTTATTTTGGTGGTGGTAATCCTGCAAAATCATCAGTAGATCGTGTTGATTACTCAAACGATACGGCAACAGCATCAGCAAAAGGACCCTTAAGTGTTGGTAGACGTGCTTTGGGAGCAACTTCAGCAGCAGCAAATGCACTTCCACAATAGTATGCTATAATAAACAAAAGATTGATTATATAATATGAGTATAATGATCGCACTCCCCTGTCACGGGGGAATTGTGAATGAAAAGACAACGATGAGTTTGTTTAATCTAGGTAAACTCTTAGTAAGAAATAATATTCCGCACGGTCTTCTCACTCAGGCAAACTCTTCCCTGATTACTCATGGAAGGTCAAAGTGTGCTAACTTTTTTATCAACAATACAGATCATGAATATCTGTTTTTCCTTGATAGTGATATTGGATTTAATCCAGAAGATGTGCTAAGATTATTGAGTCATAATGAGAACATCGTTTCTGGCACATATCCAATGAAGACAATACCCATTCGGTATTGTGTTGATGTCTTAGAACCAGAAGAACGCAAGGGTGATTTACTTAAGGTCGGTGGAAATGGTATGGGGTTTGTGATAATTCATCGTAATGTCTTTGCCGATATCGCACAGAAATTTCCATATCTTAAATACATACCATCAACCAAAGATAGTAACTATCCACCAACAGAAGCAGAGATGAATAACTCATATCATTACTTTGCAGAAGAAAAGATTGATGACAGTTTTGCATCAGAAGATAAAAGTTTCTTTTATCGTGCTAGAATGTCGGGGTATACTCATTGGCTAGATACTACAATCAAACTACAACACGTCGGTTCACACGTCTTTACTGAATAATTATGAAGTCCGGAGCAACTGAAAGTTCATTTCATTATCTTTCACAATATTATGAATTTCCTGAAGATGTAGAAGTATCTCATCTTCCAGAGGAACTGAAAAAATCTAATAAAACATATAAAATCTTATGGGCACATCATGCATATGATCAACCTGTATTTTTAAATTTTAATCATGAGACTGTAGATCATATTGTAACTCCTTCTCATTGGGCAAAGGAGCAACTGATTAAGTTTCATCATATTCCAAAGGATAAAATTACTGTAATTTCAAATGGTGTGAATGATATCTTCACCTATTCTGAAAATAAAACTAAGACTTTTATTCATACTTCTATTCCTTATAAAGGTCTAGAGTTAATGCCCGATATTATTAGGAGAATTCATACAAAACATCCTGATGCAAAGTTTAAAATCTTCTCATCAATGTCTTTATATGGTCCTCTCAATGACACATATATAGAACTGTATGAGGAACTAAAAAAACTTCCTAACGTAGAATATTCTGCGGCAGTGGATCAAGAAGAACTTGTAGAACATTATCAAGATGCTGCATTTTTTATTCATCCAAACATTTGGGAAGAAACATTTTGTGTTTCAATGGCAGAGGCAATGAAATGTGGTGCATATCCTATCATTACTGATATTGGAGCACTTTCAGAAGTTGCAACTGAGAACTTTGCTTCGGTTGTTCCTTTAAATGGAACCCGAACAACCAAAGGATATGAGGTTACCGAAAACTTTCTAAATACATTCACAGAGATTTGCTGTACTGCTTTAGATTATTTTGAGGGAGACAGAACATATTATAACCAAATCTCAAAATCTCTTTCCAATCATATTTCACAGAAGTGTGACTGGAAAAAAATTGCACACCAGTGGAAAAAACTGATTACTAAAATTACAAGTGGAGCACCCATGACTACAGAAAATACTGAATTGGCTTATACTCCCATCACTTCTGAGCAGGCAGTGATGGATGATGAATATCTACAGCAAGCATTTGCCAATGTTCTGAGGTGGGAGGATAGTGATAAGGAACTTGCACAAGGCAGAACTAATTTCCAGTTAGAGAAGTTTGCACTTCTTGATACTCATACCCTTCCTGTTGCCTTTGAGAATACTCTGAAGTCTCGTCGTCAGATGGCAGAAGGTTATATGTATAAACTCATTGAGATGAAAGAAAAGGTCCGTGAGTTTGACTTTAAGTGGGCAGATAAGGATAAAGCACAACCAATTTTTTGGGAAGAAGGTGGACCCGGTGGTGGTTCCAAGAAATTGTGTTGGTTTGATTTAGATGAACTTACACTATCTCATTATCTGAAGTCTTGTGAACTTGAGATTCGTGACCGTCTCCACCAGATGCAACACCTAGATAAGATTCTTGAGAAACTTACCGAACAGAATGGTGGTAAAGCAGTCACCCGAGAGCAGTTCCTTGATGCTGATGGACAGTATTGGGAAAGAAGATTTGCCGACCAGGCTATGGATGAAATGGTTGCGGCACAAACTGGTATCTCTATTGGTAACCTACACAGTATGCGTCGTGCTTCTGCACCTGCAATTGTTGATAAGAGAAATGAATTACCAGAAGGTTATTTGCCTCTGAATAAAGTTCTCGAAAGTCCTCAAGGTAAGATGGACTTCCTGAATGATCTTCAGAAGAAAGTTCTTACAGGTATCCAAGAAGTTACTGGTGAAAATCTTGGTATGATTGCTGGTTCTCCAGAAGAGGAGCAAAAGAAACTGCAAGGTTGATATGAACCAGAAGATTATTGTTGCCGATGACTTTTATGATATCGCACATCCATATCATAAAGGTATCGTAGAAGGTGAACCAATTTTTACTGATGAAGCACCCCAGAAAATTTCACATCTTCTGGGTCGTGAGATAAAAGTAGAGAACTTATTTAATGAAGTTGCTCCATCCAATACTTCAAATCCAATCACTGCTAATCTTGCCTGTGATTGGATTGCGGTTGTCTATCTAACGATGCCTGGTGATTGTGTATCACAAAGAGGCATGAGTTTTTATAGTCATTTAAGAACAGGATTTGATGCATTCCCTGATGAGTATGCCCGTCAGTTACATGGAATACAGACACAAGAAGATATTATGGTAACATTTAATATTGATAATAGGGAAGAGTGGAAAGAATATTCTAATGTGTATGTAAAATATAATCGTATTGTATTATTCGGTGCTGATTTATGGCATTCATATGGTAAAGGTTTCGGTGAACAACTAAATAACTCAATGATATACCAGAAGATGTTAATACAAAATGCCTAGAGGAATATTTAGATTAAAACAGGTATATGAAGAGCAGTTATCAGGCAACTGGTCCACGAAAGGAGATGTCTGGAATACTCCGAGTCCCTTTTTATCGTCTGGTCCTGCTCCTTTTGGATACTTTGCTGGTGGTATGAATCCTTCTTCTGTTTATGTAACAACAGTAGATCGTATTGATTACTCCAATGATGCAGCAAAGGCATCAGTTAGAGGACCATTGAGTATTGCCAGAGGGTATGTAACAGCAACAGGTAATGCTTCCTTTGGTTACTTTGGTGGTGGTATTCCTTTTTCATCAAAGTTAGACCGTATTGATTACGGTAATGATACAGTAACGGCATTAGCAAAAGGAAACCTAAGTATTTCTGTATACAATGCATCAGCAACAGGCAATGCTTCCTTTGGTTACTTTGGTGGTGGTGCTCCTGCTACAAAATCCACAGTAGATCGTATTGACTATTCTAATGACACTGCAACAGCATCACCAAAAGGACTATTAACTGTTGCTAGGGCATCATTGGCAGCAACAGGTAATCAATCATTTGGTTACTTTGGTGGTGGTTCTACTCCTAGCCCTACAACTGGATTATCAACAGTAGACCGTATTGATTATGGTAATGATACCGCAACAGCATCACCAAAAGGACCATTAAGTGGTACTAGAAGATCTTTTTCGGCAACAGGTAATTCTTCCTTTGGTTATTTTGGTGGTGGTTATGTTAATCCAGGAAATACTTCAGTATCAACAGTAGACCGTATTGATTATTCTAGTGATACTGGAACGGCACCGGCAAAAGGTCCTCTGGTAAACGTCGTTAACTTAAGTGCTGCAACAGGTAATTCTGAATTTGGTTACTTTGCAAGTTATCAAGCCAATGTAAATCGTGTTGATTACTCTAATGACACCGCAACGGCAGTAGCAAAAGGACCATTGAGTGTTGCTAGATTTTATATGGGAGCAACAAGCCGTAAAGCATATGGACTTCCTTATATCACTGCAAGAGGGACAATTAACCATGGTTACTTTGGTGGTGGTTTTGGTCCATCAACGTCATCAACAGTAGACCGTATTGATTACACTAATGACACTGGAACAGCAGTAGTAAAAGGACCATTAAGTGTTGCTAGACAGGCTTTAGCAGCAACAGGAAACTCAACACATGGTTACTTTGCTGCTGGTGGATATTCAAGAGTAGACCGTATTGATTATACTAATGATACTCCAACGATATCACAAAGAACACAATTAAGTATTGTTAACGCGTACTTGGCAGCAACAGGTAATGCTTCATTTGGTTACTTTGGTGGTGGTCATAGTCCTAGTCCAAAAACAAATGTAGACCGTATTGATTATTCTAATGATACCGCAACGGCAGTAGCAAAAGGACCATTGAGTGCTGCTAGATATCAATTAGCAGCAACAGGTAATACTTCTTTTGGTTACTTTGGTGGTGGTGGTTCTCCTGGTAAAATATCAACAGTAGACCGTGTTGATTATTCTAATGACACTGGAACAACACCATCAAAAGGACCATTAAGTCTTGCTAGAAATGCTTTAGCAGCAACAGGTAATGCTTCCTTTGGTTACTTTGGTGGTGGATATGGAAGTGATTATTTATCAACAGTAGACCGTATTGACTACTCTAATGACACCGCAACAGCAGTAGCAAAAGGACCATTAAGTCTTGCTAGATTTGGTTTAGCAGCAACAGGTAATGCTTCCTTTGGTTACTTTGGTGGTGGTTATCTTAATCCCAATCGTCACTCAACAGTAGATCGTATTGACTATTCTAATGATACTGCAACGGCATCACCTAAAGGACCATTAAGTGTTGCTAGAAATGGTTTAACAGCAACCTCAGCAGCAGCAAATGCACTTCCTACTAATACTGGAAATATAGAAACATTTATAGCATCAACAGATGCAAGACCAAATGTAGTACCACAAGGAACTGACTTTGGTTACTTTGGTGGTGGTGGAGGTCCCGTTAAGTCAACAGTAGATCGTATTGATTACTCTAATGACACTGCCACGGCATCATCTAAAGGACCATTAAGTGTTGCTAGAAAACGATTAGCAGCAACAGGTAATGCTTCCTTTGGTTACTTTGGTGGTGGTCAGATTCCTCCTAACATATCAACGGTGGACCGTATTGATTATTCTAATGACACCGCAACTGCAGTAGCAAAAGGACCATTAACTGTTGCTAGACAGTTACTCTCTGCTACAGGTAATCAAAACTTTGGTTACTTTGCTGGTGGTAGTCCCGCTATATCAACAGTAGAAAGAATTAGTTATTCTAATGATACGGCAACGGCAGTAGTAAAAGGACCATTGACTGATTATAATAGATTAAGAAATGCAGCAACAGGTAATGCTAACTTTGGTTACTTTGGTGGTGGTAATAGTCCTAATGATTCAACAATAGATCGTATTGACTACTCTAATGACACTGCAACGGCATCAGCGAGAGGACCATTAAGTTCTGCCAAATATTCCTTAGCAGCAACAGGTAATGCTAACTTTGGTTACTTTGGTGGTGGTAATCCTGGTCCATTATCAACAGTAGATCGTGTTGATTATTCTAGTGACACTGGAACAACACCATCAAAAGGACCATTGAGTGCTGCTAAGTATGGTGTAGTAGCAACCGGTAGTGCTGACTTTGGTTACTTTGGTGGTGGTAATCCTGGTTCAGTATCAACAGTAAGTCGTATAGATTATTCTAATGACACAGCAACAGCATCAGTCAAAGGACCATTGAGTGCTGCTAAGTATGTAATGGCAGCATCAAGTTCCAGAGCAAATGCAATACCACTCAAAGGACCTGGTATCTTAGAAGTTCCAGTCTCATTGGGTGCTTTTAGTCTTCCTGCACCACAAGGATTTGGCACTGGTTACTTTGCTGGTGGATGGCAACCATCTAACTCACCAAGTTTCCCAAGCACTGTCTACTATTCATCAGTTTCTAGAATTGATTATAGTAATGATACCTCTACAGTATCGGCAAGAGGACCATTAAGTATTACTAGATATCGTTCAGCAGCAACAGGTAATGCTTCCTTTGGTTACTTTGGTGGTGGTGCTCCTTCATTATCATCAGTAGACCGTGTTGATTATGGTAATGATACTGCTACGGCATCAGTCAAAGGACCATTAAGTGCTGGTAGATCTAAATCGTCAGCAACAGGTAATCAATCATTTGGATATATTGCTGGTGGATCTGGATTTGATCCTTCGGTAGGAACAGTTTATTCTACATCAATAGAACGTATTGATTATTCTGGTGATACTGCAACCGCATTAGTAAAAGGTAATTTGAGCATTGGGGGAGAGGATGGGGCAGCAACTGGCAATCAATCATTTGGTTATTTTGCTATTGGACAAGCAATGCCTGGAAGTGCTAGAGTAACAACAATAGATCGTATTGATTATTCTAATGACACCGCAACGGCATCACCGAAAGGTCCATTGTCTGTAAAGAGAAGGGAATTTGGAGCAACAGGTAATGCTGACTTTGGTTACTTTGCTGGTGGATATAATAGTGTTCCTGGTAGCAATAATTGGGTGTCAACAGTTGACCGTCTTGATTATTCGAATGATACCGCAACGGCAGCAGTCAAAGGACCATTGAGTCAAACTAGAGGTACTGGATGTGCAACGGGTGATAGTTCTTTTGGTTATTTTGGTGGTGGTGCCGGTAATAATAATGATAATTTATCATCAGTAGATCGTGTTGATTACTCTAATGATACTGCAACCGCATCACCTAAAGGTCCACTGAGTCATTCTTTAAGGAATAGTGGAGCATCAAGTTCCAGAGCCAATGCAATCCCGACTGAAAATATTGTAAATTATGCGGCAGGGACTTATGGGACTCCTAACACCGGTTACTTTGCTGGTGGATATCAAACCGCAACAAATCCTAACTGGTTGACATTAGTAGAACGTATTGATTACTCTAATGATACCGCAACAGCAGTAGAAAAAGGACCACTAAACACCCAGACATGGAGAATGGGAGGAACAGGAGTAGGTAATCAATCATTTGGATATATTGGTGGTGGAACAAATCCTTCAGATAATAATCTCTCAACAGTACAACGTATTGATTACATTAATGATACTGCCACGGCATTATCAAGAGGTCCATTAAGTGCTGCTAGAAAATATTCCACAGGAATGAGTAATGAGAACTTTGGTTATTTTGCCGGTGGTGTTCCTTCTCCTCAGTTAGTGGATCGCATTGATTATTCTAATGATACCGCAACAGCAGTAGCAAAAGGTAATCTGGCATCACCTTTTAAATATCATGGTGGAGCAGGCAATCAAGACTTTGGTTATGTTGGTGGTGGATCTGATAGTGGTTCAAAAACATATGTAAACCGTATTGACTACTCTAATGACACCGCAACAGCAGTAGCAAAAGGACCATTAACTGTTGATAGATATGGTATAACAGCAACAGGTAATGCTTCCTTTGGTTACTTTGGTGGTGGTAATCCTGGTGCAGTATCAACAGTAGACCGTATTGATTACTCAAACGATACTGCAACAGCATTAGCAAAAGGACCATTAAGTGCTGCTAAAGCATACACAGGAGCAACAAGTAATGCTAACTTTGGTTACTTTGGTGGTGGTACTCCTAGTGTAAAATCAACAGTAGATCGTATTGATTACTCTAATGATACTGCAACGGCATCACCAAAAGGACCACTGGGTGTTGGTAGAAATCGTCTTTCAGCAGTAAGTGCCAGAGCAAGCGGATTTACTGCAATATTGGGTCCAGCACTTGTTACAAATACTCCAGAACCATTCTTCCCAATAACATCCTTCGGTTACTTTGCTGGTGGAACACCAGGCCAGACAAGAGTGGATCGTATCAATTTTAATAATGATACCGTAACGGCAGTAGAAAAAGGTAACTTAAGTGTTAGTAGAATTTATGGTGCAGCAACAGGTAATAGTTCTTTTGGTTACTTTGCTGGTGGACTTCCAAAATCATCAGTAGATCGTATTGATTATAATAATGACACCGCAACAGCAGTAGCAAAAGGACCATTAAGTGTGGCCAAATATTGGATAGGAGCAACGGGTAATTCTTCCTTTGGTTATTTTGCTGGTGGTCAAGCTCCTTCAAGTAAAGTATCCACAGTAGACCGTATTGATTATTCTAATGACACTGCAACAGCAGCAGTCAAAGGACCATTAAGTTCTGCTCAACACACAACGAAAGGAACAGGTAATGCCGACTTTGGTTATATTACTGGTGGATGGTCAGCTGTTTCGACAGTGGATCGTATAGATTATGCTAATGATACCGCAACGGCAGTGGCAAAAGGACCATTAAATGTGGGTGTAGGTCGTCATGCGGCAACAGGTAATGCCAACTTTGGATACATTGGTGGTGGTTATCCTGCAAAATCAACAGTAGAACGTATTGATTATTCTAATGACACAGCAACAGCAGCAGTCAAAGGACCATTGACTATTAGTAGAAATCAACATGGAGGAACAGGTAATGCTAACTTTGGTTACTTTGGTGGTGGTGATCCATCTCCTGCTATAAGGCACATAGATCGTATTGATTATTCTAATGATACCGCAACGGCAGTAGCAAGAGCGAATGCATTCTCTTTCGATAAGAACTGGCCCATGGCATGTTCACCAGCAGCAAATGCACTTCCACAATAGTATGCTATAATAAACAAAAGATTGATTATATGAGACAGAATATTATTGTTGTTGATGACTTTTATGATAATCCAGAAGAGGTCAGGAACTTTTCATTAACTGCAGAGTTTCCTGATCCCGGTGATGACTATACATATCCTGGAAAAAACTCAGAAGGTTCATATTATTCTGAAGAGATTCATAGAAAGTTTGAGGATCTTGCCAAGGAACTACTCATTCCTGCAGATAAGAATGGATACTTTCGTCTTTCATTAGAGAAAGATAAGTATAAACAAGACGTTCATGTAGATCCATCCTGGGAATGGGGTGCCGTAATTTATATGTCCGACCCAAAGGATTGTGTTGATGAGGGTGGCACATCATTCTGGAGACATAATACTCTGAATTATGAGAACATTCCCAAGACAGACTTTGAGGCACAGCATCACGGATGGCCAACATATAAGGAATGTTGGTGGACGATGGTCTATGGTGATGGACTAGATAGAGATAAATGGACACGACACTTTCTGTGTCCGATGAAGTATAATCGTTTAGTATTATTCAGAACTCATCTGTGGCACTCGCATAATTATAATTTTGGTGATACACTAGAGAATGGTCGTATGGTCCAGTTGTTCTTTTTTAATCCGGTGAAGGAGTGGTGAATGAAAACATATCATTTTATGGCAGGTCTTCCACGATCCGGAAGCACCTTATTGAAGAGTTTGATTGACCAGAATCCAAACATTCATACTGAACCTGTGAGTTCTGTAATGGAACTGATGTATCATACGGAAGAATACTTTAAAAAATCAGAACAGTATCAGGGATATCAAAAACCACAGAATGCTCATAAGATTATTAGTAGTTTTATAGAGAATCAATATTATGAAAGAGAAGAAGAGATAATCATTGACCACTGCCGTGCCTGGCCAAATAACATAGAACGATTAAAGACTTACATTACACCTAATCCAAAAATCATATGTCCTGTCCGTAATATCACAGAAGTATTGACTTCATTTATTACAATGATACATCGCAACTCTGATGAATTTAATTTTATTGATAAGGCACTGATTGATGGTGGGTTCAGTGTGGATGATGATAATCGTTGTCAGTATTTGATGGGTGATGATGGTATTGTAGAGCAGGCACTATGGGCACAGTCTCAGGCATTCGTTCGGCACGATGATAAGTATTTGTTGATGGTTGAGTATGATGATCTAGTCAATACTCCAGAAGAAACGATGAGAAGAATTTATAATTTCTTGGAGGTTGATTACTATCATCATGATTTTAATAATGTGCAGAATAATCATAGAGAAAGTGAAGACCAGTGGAACTTAAAGGATATGCATTATGTCCGTGATAAAGTCAAGAAAATATCAAAGAAACCCGAAGATGTTTTATCTCCTTTTATTCTAAATAAGTATAAGAAACTGGAATACTGGAAGTATCCGGACAGCCCCTATTTGGTAAAAAATGGCAGCAACTAATAAAAGAGGAATATTTTCATTACTTGATGTAAGAGAAAGACAGGGTGCCGGAGTTTGGTCCACGAAAGGAGATGTTTGGTTACAACTACCAGGAGGACTCACAAACTTTGGAACTGGTGTAGTGGCAACTCCTAACACTGGTTATTTTGGTGGTGGTAATACTTATCAAACAACAGTAGACCGTATTGATTATTCTAATGATACTGCAACAGCATCAGTAAGAGGTCCATTACTTTATGGTGGAACACAAAAATCAGCAGCAACAGGTAACAGTTCTTATGGTTATTTTGGTGCTGGTTATGCTCCTTATACGCAAACTAAAATATCAAGAATTGATTACTCTAATGATACTATTACATCAGCACCAGTAGGTTCATTAGGATTTGGTAAAATTAATGAATCTGCAACAGGAAATAACGATTATGGATATTTTGCAGGCGGTCGTGGATCTGCATCGGGATGGCGATCAGCAGTAAATCGTATTGATTACTCTAATGACACTGCAACGGCAGCATTAAAAGGACCATTGAGTCAGGCTAGGGCATATTTGGGATCAACAGGTAATGCTTCCTTTGGTTACTTTGGTGGAGGACTTGTCCCAGCAGTAGTATCATCAGTAGACCGTATAGATTACTCTAATGATACTGCAACGGCATCAGCAAAAGGACCATTGAGTGTTGCTAAATATCTCACAGCAGCAACAGGTAATGCTTCCTTTGGTTACTTTGGTGGAGGACTTGTCCCAGCAGTAGTATCATCAGTAGACCGTATAGATTACTCTAATGATACTGCAACGGCATCAGCAAAAGGACCATTAAGTCTTGTCAGAGAGAACTTAGCAGCAGCAGGTAATGCTTCCTTTGGTTACTTTGGTGGTGGTGGTCCTTCTCCTAGTCCAAAATCAACAGTACAACGTATTGATTATACTAATGATACAGCAACAGCATCTCCAAAGGGTCCATTAAGTGCTGCTAGACAGGGTTTAGCAGCAACCTCAGCAAGAGCAAATGGATTTTCATCAGTAGTTGATTCAACAGTACCACCAGCAAACTCAACAGAACAAAGATTCCCAGTATTTTTCTATGGATACTTTGCTGGAGGTACTGGTGGAACAGCAGTCATAGATCGTATTGATTACACCAACGATACAGTAACAGCATCTCCAAGAGGAACATTATTACAAGTAAGAACTGGTGGTGCAGGAACAGGAAATGCTTCCTTTGGATACTTTGGTGGTGGAGGAAATTCATCAGTAGAAAGACTTGATTATTCCACCGATTCATTATTACCATCACCAGGACTCAATCTTTCAACAAAAGGACCATTAAATTCTTCTAGACAATACTTTAGTGCTGCAGGCAATTATGATTATGGATGGTTTGGTGGAGGATTACCATCACTTACTACAGTAGACCGTATTGATTACAACAATGATACCGCAACAGCATCACCAAAAGGAAATCTTACCTCTGTTACTTCAGGAAATGCCGCAACAGGAAATAAAGACTATGGATATTGGGCGGGTGGTTATAATCCGTCATTTAATCAACTTGTAGATCGTATTGACTACGCAAATGATACCGTAACGGCACCGGCAAGAACTGTACTATCTTCTGCAAGAGGATTATTTACAGCAACAGGTAATAAAGATTATGGTTATTACGGTGGTGGTTATAATCCTACTAGAATATCAACAGTAGATCGTTTAGATTATGCAAATGATACTGTATTCTTATCAACAAAAGGACCATTAACGATTAATAGACAAGGTCCAGGAGCAACAGGAAACACAACTCACGGTTACTTTGGTGGTGGTTTTACTCCTGCTGCAAAATCATCAGTAGACCGTATTGATTATTCTAATGACACCGCAACAGCAGTAGAAAAAGGACCATTGACTGTTGCTAGATATTATCTGGCAGCAAATACTTCTATTATCAATCTATTAGATTATTCTTCTTATACACCATCACCAGCACCAGCAACACCACCACCCACAAGTGGTTATTTTGGTGGTGGTTATAGTACTAAAGGACACCAAAGTATTGAAAGAATTGATTATGCAAATGATACTACAACGGCATCATTTGATTCATTCCTGCCAACAGGACGGTGGTACTTAGCAGCAACAGGTAATGCTTCCTTTGGTTACTTTGGTGGTGGGGTTACAGTATCAACAGTGGACCGTATTGATTATTCAAGTAATGATGTATCTGGTCTCACAAAAGGACCACTGACAGTCGCTAGAAGGGAATTGGCAGCAACAGGTAATAGTTCCTTTGGTTATTTTGGTGGTGGTTTTCCTGCATATTCAACAGTAGACCGTATTGATTACTCTAATGATACCGCAACAGCATCACCAAAAGGACCATTAAGTACTGCCAAGTATGCTTCAGGAGCAACAGGTAATGCTTCCTTTGGATATTTTGGTAGTGGTGTTCCTTCTGGTTATCCGTCAGGGTATCGTTGGATTGATAAGATTGATTACTCTAATGATACCGCAACAGCATCTCAAAAATCTGCATTCCAAAATCTCAAGTTTAAATATTCTGCAACAGGAAATAAAGATTATGGATGGTTTGGTGGTGGTTCTGCATCATATTCCACGTCAATAGAAAGACTTGATTATGCAAGTGACATGATCTGGGCACAAACAAGATCTAATCTTTCTCCCGCATTTTTATCTTATAGTGCAGCAACTGGTAGTGCATCATTTGGATATTGGAGTGGTAAGTATTCACCTATAATATCAACAGTAGATCGTTTGGATTATTCAAATGATACAGCAAATACAGTTACCAAAGGTCCACTGAATATTGCAAGAGGACTTCATGCTGCTTGTAGTCCAGTTGCAAATGGTATTGGATTAACTCCAGTTCCAGTTCCAGCAGCACCAGGAGCACCAGTTCCTACAAGTGGTTATTTTGGTGGTGGTGTTAACCCTCCATACCCTGGAGGAACATTTGACGTTGATCGTATAGATTACTCTAATGATACTGTAACCGCATCCTGGAGAGCATCACTGAACAAGTTTGTCGCTTACATAGCAGCAACAGGTAATGCTTCCTTTGGATACTTCGGTGGTGGTTATACTCCTAGTACAGTATCAACAGTAGACCGTATTGATTACGCAACGGATTATCAAATTGCACTTTCTAAAGGACCATTAAGTGTTGCTAGGCAGTACTTAGTAGCAACAGGTAATAGTTCCTTCGGTTACTTTGCTGGAGGTGTGCCTGGTCCAAAATCAACAGTAGATCGTATTGATTATTCCAATGACACCGCAACTGCAGCAGAAAAAGGACCATTAAGTCTTGCCAGAAGGCACTTAGCAGCAACAGGTAATGCTTCCTTTGGTTACTTTGGTGGTGGTTATCCTACAAAGTCAATAGTAGATCGTGTTGATTATTCTAATGACACCGCAACGGCAGTAGAAAAAGGACCATTAAGTTTTGCTAGATATTACTTAGCGGCAACAGGTAATGCTTCATTCGGTTACTTTGGTGGTGGTTATACTCCTGCTGCAAAATCATCAGTAGACCGTATTGATTATTCTAATGACACCGCAACGGCAGTAGCAAAAGGACCATTAAGTGTTGCTAGATATAACTTAGCGGCAACAGGTAATAGTTCTTTCGGATACTTTGCTGGAGGTGTTGCTCCTGCTGCAACATCATTAGTAGACCGTATAGATTACTCTAACGACACAGAAACAGCATCACCTAAAGGACCATTAACTAATGTAGAATACGGCAATACTGCTTGCAGTCCTGTTGCCAACGGTCTATAAATACCTTAAATACCATATATTATGATTGAAAATCCATTATCATATATTCTCATTCGTCCTAATATTATCAATTCAGAAGGACTTCAAGAATTAGTAAATCATATCAAATCTTCACCCGCAGAAGATTTATCTGTTTTTGATTCAGAGACAACGAATAGAACAGGTGAGACATCATGGCAGGTTGATAAGAAGACAAGAGACACACAAATTGTTCCTATGGGAAATTTGTATCCCAAGATTACGGAACTTCTTCATCATGCCGTAAAAGAAGTTATCAATCCTTTCTATGGTATTGAGGTAACCAGTAGTGAAGTCCCACAGGTTCTATCTTATGGTATTGGTGGACACTATAAACCTCATATTGATGGGCAGAGTATCTGGGTCACACCAAGAGGTGAAAAGATTTGGAAGAAATCTACGGATAGAGATATTTCTATGGTCTTTTATCTCAATGATGATTTTGAGGGTGGAGATTTTATTTTCCCAGAACATCATATTCGTGTAAGACCTGAACCTGGTATGATGGTTTGCTTCCCTTCCAGTCATTATTATATGCACGGAGTAGAACCAGTGACAAGAGGAAAAAGATATAGTATAGTGTGTTGGGCTACGGTAAAAGGTCAACCAAGTATGGACGAAATTAATAATCAGTTATCTCAAGAGTATGGAGTTAAAGTAATTTAAATTATGGCAAACATTTTGGGAGTGCAATTCGGACATGATGGATCCGTCTGCCTTGTTAAGAATGGTAAGTTAGAGTTTGCCATTGGAACAGAAAGAATTACTGGTATTAAAAAGCAACAAGGATTTACAGACGAGATTATAAATTATGCTTTGGACTCTTGTGGTTTAACAGTTGATGATATTGATTGTGTTGCCACCAATGATTTTAAGCAAGAATTTTTTGGTAATGAATATCTTGTAGATAATTTTATTATTCAGGGTAGAGAGATTAAGTGTTATATTATTTCTCATCATCTGGCACACTGTGCCTCTGCATATTATACTAGTCCATTTAATGAGGCACATTGTTTCAGTATGGATTGTAGTATGGGAAAGATAGAAGCAAATTCTCTGGTGGCATATGGTAAGGGGAAGAAACTTTTTGCCGAATATTGTCCCGGAGAAATGGTCGGAGTATTATATGGTGAAGTAACAGAGAAGTTAGGACTCGGACCTGCACTTCATAAGGCAGGAACAACAATGGGTCTCTCATCATATGGGACACCATTTGATTTTGATTATCAATCTTATACTGATGATATCAAACATAAGATGAATGTGGCAGCATCCGTTCAGAATTTGTTTGAGAATAAAGTATTGAGTGTCTTAAATGATATAGATCAGAACTCTAATAACCTTTGTCTCTCCGGAGGATCATTTTTAAATTGTAATGCTAACTCAGAGGTCGTAAGAAAATCTAAATTTAAACAGTTTCATCACTTTCCGGCATGTGGTGATGATGGAACAGCAGTTGGTTCTGCACTTTATGTGTCTCATCATATTCTTGGAGAGGCAAGGTATGATTACGAACCACAAGACATCTGTTATACCGGAAGAGATTATCCAAGTCAGACACCGGACTATAATCACATAGCAAGACAAATTGCCGATGGTAAAATCATTGGTTGGTTTCAGGGCAAATCAGAGTTTGGTCCAAGAGCACTAGGTAATCGTTCTATTCTTGCAGACCCAAGAAACTTTCATAATCGTGATCTCATCAATCATGTTGTGAAGAATAGAGAATGGTTCCGTCCTTTTGCTCCTGTTGTATTAGAAGAATGCTATCAAGATTGGTTTGACTTTCCTATACCTAGTCCTTATATGCTTTATACCGCACAGGTGAAGCAACCAGAAAAAGTTCCAGCCATAACTCATGTTGATGGGTCTGCCAGATTTCAGACAGTCACAGAGAAATCTAATAAGCACTACTATAATATTATTAAAGCATTTGGAGAACTAACTGGTGTGCCTGTTCTACTCAATACAAGTTTAAATGGGAACGGACAACCTATATTAGAAACCGAAGAGGATGCACAAGAGTTTTACAAAAATTCTAAATTAGACATGATGATTATCAATGGTGCTATAATATAAATATTTGAAAGTTATCTCACAAAAAATGGCAAAATATCTAAAGCATTATTGGAAGAATGGTGGGTCATGGCTTACCACATCAAATGTTGTGGGTCAGACACACCCAGAGTCAGACTATGCCGGTCTTGGGGTAAAGATCTGGATGCACGACTCTGATGGTGTTGACGTATGTCTTTCTGAAGTTCCTGATAGCACTGCGATTTCTACGATCACCGTAGGTTCCAAGAATGCGGTTATTGAACTGACCGAAACTCAATTTAATTCTGTTAAAACTCCTCTTGATGAAGAATCAGTTCTTCGTCAGGCAGCAATGGAGGCAGAAATGAGTGGTGATACTGACACTGCAGCAACTAAGAATACTGCTGCAGATGCCAAAGCAACCGAAGCACAGAATGCACTGAATGCACTCTGATTTGACAATTTAATTTAAATATTTTATACTAATAGGAGTTTAAACCTCCTATTTTCTTTTTTATGAACTTTACTGTATACACAAAAGAAAATTGTCCTCACTGTTATAAGATTAAACAAGTATTGGAATTGACCGGAACAGATTTTGTATCTTATAAACTTGAAGAGGACTTTACAAGAGAGGAATTCTATGCTAAATTTGGTAAAGGTTCTACCTTTCCACAGGTAGTATGTGACAATAAAAAATTGGGAGGATGTGTTGACACAATCAAATTCCTCAGAGAACATCAAGTCATCAAGTCTTAACATAAATAAAAATGAAGACCACAGAAATCGTGGTATTGAATTTTTACTTAATGGAGGAAAAAGAAAGCAGACACAACCATTTCATATTATCTTTGAAAAGATGGTCTGCTTTCTGAGACGGGAAGTAACTATCTATTTCGAATTTTCTATTAGTACAAGAAAAAGAGAAGTAATCTCCCGGAGTAAGAAAAATGTTAGCAACTAGTTTAGTATTTGGATCATTTTTGACTATTCTATTTCTCATGATGGGACTTTTAATTGGTTGGACTGCTAGAGAATACATGATGAACTATCGGGAGGCACCGAGATATCATCCCGAAATGTTTGATGAGCAAGGAAATCTTATTCCAGACGAAGTAATCGCATTTAATTTTGAAAACTATGACGACAGTAACGAAGAAGAAAACGACAACGACTAAGGCAGCATCATTAGAACTTCCAAGAAATCCATTTGTCTTTGAAGTTTTGGATCTTGTTTCCAAACAGAGAAGTAAGGCAAAGAAGATTGAAGTTCTGAAAAAGTATGAGCATATTTCTTTGAAGGCAGTATTCATTTGGAACTTTGATGAAAGTGTAATATCTGTTCTTCCTGCAGGAGAGGTTCCTTATTCTGGATTTGAGGATCAGGCATCATCAAATGGAACTTTGAGCACTAAAATTACTGAAGAAGTTCGTAGAATGCACGAAACCGATTCATTCTCAATGGGTTCGAGTGATAAGAACGGACACACTACAATTCGTAGAGAATTTAAAAACTTCTACCACTTTATTAAGGGTGGTAATGATAGTATGAATAGTGTTCGTCGTGAAACGATGTTCATTAACATTCTTGAGGGACTTCACCCACTAGAAGCAGATGTTGTCTGTCTATGTAAGGATAAAAAACTTTCTGAAAGATATAAAATCACAAAGGAAATTGTGAGTGAAGCATATCCAGATATTACTTGGGGAAATCGTTCATAATTATGGCAAATCAATTGGGAGATGCTCCTACTAAAACAGAAGAGGAACAGTCTATGACTTCATGGACACCATCAGAAAAAGAAAATTCTAAATCCGTATATGGATGTGATATACTGATAGAGAATGGAACTTGGGAACAAGTATCCACTAAAGATTGTCCTTATGATGCCATGATAATCACCTATGTGGTTGATGGGGAAACGAGATATGATTTGACTCGTAGTCAGAAAGAAGTTCGTATATTTAACATGTACTGGGATAAGTTCCGTGAGAATCTAAAGGGAATTGGTTTTGGTATGGGAAGAACCAATCCAAAACTATGGGGACTGGAACCACCACCCCCAACCAAAAAACGAAAATAATTCCAAAATATCGGCAAAAAAAATCCCGGCAATTTTTTGGTCTGTAGGGATTTTCAGAAACCTCTTGACTAAATACAGTATAGGGTCTATAATGGACCTATCGTTCATCAGAGGAGACTCTGACGCAAGTAAGTCGCGGAACGGAGCCGTTCATCCCATGATTGAATTTCTTTTATATTCATCACTCACATGCCAACAAGCCGATAGTATTATGCTGAAGATGAAAGCAAACGAGAATCTCTCTGATGCTTTTAAGGTTGAGTTGGTAGAGACCGTAAAGGAATCTGTACCTGAGTGTATATGGGACGCAAACGACTAAAGGAACGGACCTAAAAATCCAACTACTTTAGGAGTAAACAAATGAACACACTTCAAATGATTAAAAAGCAGATCAACAAAGTATCTGCACTGCACGACGCACAGATCACTCACACCTCATATCGTGGTGTTGAGTATGATACTCGTTGTGTAAAATCAAACGAAACACACGGTACATTCTGTTATCGTGGTCGTGTCTACAATAAGTGAGTCACTTACGTTAAAATTGTTAGGGGGGTTGCAAGACCCTCTTTTTTTATGCTATAATTAATTCAAATATCGCAGTATTATGGAGAAAGAAAGGTTAAAACTAATTGTCCGAAATCTTGAATTGCTTGTTGATTCTCTAAAGGCAGAAGTTTATTCTGATGTTGATATACATACCACAAAGCAAGAAAATTTTGATAATCCATCTTCTGATTATATTTTAGATTACGACGAAGTTTTTGAGGACGATGATGGATAATCGCACTAAAATCAAAAAGGTTAAAGATCTTGCAAAACTATTTGAAAGATTAATAGCACAAGATCATCTTTATAGTGAAGAACGTATTGTAGAGATGAAAGAAGCACTCTCTTCAATAAAAGAACAAATTGTAAAAATGGAACAAAAGAATTACAAAGGATTTGGTAAATGAACGTAAAACTGATTAGTGTTACTCCTGATGCAGAGAAAATGATGGGATATGTGGCACGAGTGTCAAATCCTTCTAATCAAGAGAATCCAAAGGTTGCTGGTCTTCTTAAGTATTGTGTAAAGCACCAACACTGGAGTGTCTTTGAGCAGTCATTCATGACTCTTGAGATTGAGACTACTAGAGGACTGGCAGCTCAAATCTTGCGTCATCGGAGTTTTACATTCCAGGAGTTTTCGCAACGGTATGCAGATTCATCAATGCTTGCCGATACTATTCCTTTGTTTGATCTAAGAAGGCAAGATACAAAGAATCGTCAAAATTCTATTGATGATATTAATCCACATACTCGTCAAAATTTTGAAATGAAGATTCAAAAGCACTTTGATGATGCTATGCAACTGTATCAAGAAATGCTTGCTGCTGGAATTGCAAAGGAATGTTCAAGATTTGTGCTTCCTTTGGCAGTACCAACCAGAATTTATATGAGTGGTTCATGTCGCTCATGGATTCATTATATTGATTTGCGTTCTGCTCACGGAACTCAAAAAGAGCACATGGACATCGCAGAAGCATGTAAGAGTGTTTTTGTAGAACAGTTTCCAACAGTAGCAGAAGCTCTGGAATGGATCTAAATATTTTTATACTGAATTGATAAAATGGCAACGTATCCGATTATTAATAAAGAAACTGGTGAACAAAAGGAAATAGTTCTGAGTATTCATGAGTGGCCAAAATGGTGCGAAGATAATAGTGATTGGATTCGTGATTGGTCTGACCCATCTACCTGCCCTAGACCAGCAGAAGTTGGTGAATGGAGAGATAAACTTGTGGCAAGAAATCCTGGATGGAATGAAGTTTTGAACAAGGCATCAAAAGCACCAGGTTCTAAAGTATCTAAAATCTAATGGCAAGAAGAAAAAGAGCATCTGCGAATGATCAACCCATTGGAGTTGGTCTTACAACAAAGCAGATGAAAAGAAAGAAACCATTAAGTTCTGGATACTTAGTGGATATAGACCCACTCAATGATAATCAAAAAAGATTGTTCAATTCTTATAAAGAAGGAAAGCATCTAGTCGCATATGGTTGTGCAGGAACAGGTAAGACCTTTATAACCCTCTTTAACGCACTTAAAGATGTATTGGACGAGAATACACCTTATGAGAGAATCTACCTTGTGAGGTCTCTTGTAGCAACTAGAGAGATTGGGTTTCTTCCCGGATCCCATGAAGACAAGGCAGACATTTATCAAATTCCATATAAGAACATGGTGAAGTATATGTTCCAAATGCCTTCTGATGCTGATTTTGAGATGTTGTATGGCAATCTTAAATCACAGGAATCAATTAAATTCTGGAGCACATCATTCCTTCGTGGAACGACACTTGATAATGCGATTGTGATTGTCGATGAATTTCAGAACCTGAATTTTCATGAACTCGACAGTATTATCACTCGTGTTGGTGAAAATACACGAATTTGTTTCTGTGGTGATTCTCGACAGTCAGATTTAAATAAGGCAAATGAAAGGAATGGTATTGTTGACTTTATGAACATCTTGCGTAAAATGCCTTCTTTTGATATAATTGAGTTTGGAACTGACGATATTGTTCGATCTGGTCTAGTCAAAGAGTATATCGTAGCAAAAACAGAAGCAGGTTTTTAATGTTTAATCATGTTGATTTGAATCTTCCTCAACTTGAGAGGGAGACTATTGATGGAGTCAGATACTATTCTGTTCCTGATGAAGAAGAACTCTTAAAACTAGTTTCTATCACTTCGGTGACGAGTCATTATAATAAGGAGACTTTTATAAAATGGAGAAAAAGAGTTGGTGATGAGGAAGCAAATCGAGTCACAAAGGCGGCAACACGTCGTGGAACTGATTTTCATAGTCTCACTGAGTGTCACCTAAAGAATGTAGAGTTACTAAAAGTTCCTCCTATTTCTGATTTTCTATTTAAAATTTCCAAGGGAACTTTAAAGAATATTGATAATATTCATGCTCTGGAAACTTCCCTATATAGTAAGCAGTTGGGTATTGCTGGAACCGTCGATTGTATTGCAGAATACGAGGGTGAATTAGCAATAATTGACTTTAAGACTTCTAAGAAACCGAAACCAAGAGATTGGATCGAAAACTATTTTGTACAATGTGCTGCATATGGATGTATGTTGTATGAAATGACTGGTATCCCGGTCAAAAAATTTGTAATCATTATGGCTTGTGAAAATGGAGAATGTGTTGTCTACGAAGAACGAAACAAATCAAAGTACATCAAACTTCTTACCGAATATATTAGAAAGTTTGTTAGAGATAAATTGGAACTCTATGGAACCGAATAAGGAACTAGAAAAGGTAATCGAGAATAAATTTTTGACACCTTCTAAGTTTGCGTTAGAAATCGAAAAGATTGTTGCCGAGGAAAAAATCAACTATATCGATGCGATTGTTCACTATTGTGAAGTCAATGAACTTGATGTAGAATCAGTCACAAAACTTGTATCGAAACCACTGAAAGAAAAACTGAAGTGGGATGCCACGAGACTTAATTTTATGAAAGCAACTTCGAAAGCAAAACTGCCTTTATGAAAGTGACTCCATTTGATACCTACCAACATTATTTGTCACTCAAAAATCATTTTACAAACCCAAAATACGACTTCTTCCGATATGGTGCGAAGACCCGTGCAAGTGTTTCTTCATTCAATAAAAGAAGAGATAAGTATTGGTTCGAGAAAACCAGTCGTAAATATAATGATGAAGAAGTTGTAAAATTTCTTGTATCTAACTTCGCATACGCCGACAACCCACAAAACTTATGGATTGGAGAAATTATCAGTTCTGGAGAAAGGACTTACGCAGATTGGACAAAGAGACAACAGAGTTTGACTTACTTGTTCAAAGAACAAAGCAACGAATTACTCTCGAACAACGAATTAGAGAATCTATTCAGTTGCTCGAAAGGTCATCCAACAATCTTAAAAAGATTTCTTGGTGGAGACATAAGTCTTGAAACTTTTGTAATCTATGATAGAATATTCTCATTCAGAAAGAAGTTTGATAAAAAACTGAAAGATCCTGTATGGGAAACCGTAAGTTTAAAACTCCAAAAATATTCTCCCTTTCTAAATATTGATGTATTCAAGTTTAAGAAAATTTTGCGGGCCCTTGTAGATGAGTGACTTTTTTGATTCTGAAATCATTCAGGAAGAACTGAGTGAAATTAATGAAATGCAAGAAAAAATCTACGAAAGTTTTATTACTTTCGGTAGAATGTCCCGTGAACAAAAACTTGAACACGTTGAAATACTTACAACCTTGCTTGAAAAACAGCAAGTGATGTATACTAGACTATCTCTTTCTGATGACCCAAAGGCCATCGAGATGAAAGATAATCTACGCAAATCAGTTTCAATGATGGGTTTCCCACCAGAGACTGATATGATGACTTTATTCAGTAGTATGAATGCTACAATCAAATCTCTCAAAGACTATATTGACGACTGAGAGAATTTCTGCTATACTATCCGAGTAAATCCAAAACATCCAAACTAATCTAAGGTAATCTAAATGTCTTTTGCTGATCTTAAGAAGCAATCCAAACTGGGTTCTTTGACACAAAAACTGGTCAAGGAAGTCGAAAAAATGAATAATGCAGGTAGTTCAGGAGATGAACGTCTGTGGAAACTAGAATGTGATAAAGGTGGCAATGGTTATGCCGTTATTCGTTTCCTTCCTGCTCCTGAAGGTGAAGACCTCCCATTCGTCAAACTCTATTCCCATGCCTTCCAAGGTCCTGGTGGATGGTATATTGAGAACTCTCTGACAACTCTGAGTCAGAAAGACCCAATGTCAGAATACAACACGATGCTGTGGAACAACGGCACCGATTCTGGTAAAGAACAAGCACGTAAGCAGAAACGTAAACTGACTTATGTCGCAAATATCTATGTTGTAAAAGATCCTGCTAATCCTTCTAATGAAGGTCAGGTAATGCTTTACAAATTCGGTAAGAAAATCTTTGATAAGATTACTGCCGCAATGCAACCTGAGTTTGAGGACGAGGAAGCAATCGATCCGTTTGACTTCTGGCAGGGTGCTAACTTCAAACTGAAGGCAAAGAATGTTGCCGGTTATCGTAACTATGATTCTTCAGAGTTTGCCCGTCAGGATGCACTTCTGGAAGATGACGAAGCAATGGAAGCAATATGGAAGAAAGAGTATTCTCTCGAAGATTTTGTTGCTCCCGATCAATTCAAGTCTTATGATGATCTGAAGAAGCGTCTTGATTATGTTCTCGGTATCAAAGGAACGACTAAGTTCCAAGACCAAGAATCCGTTCAGGAAGAAGAAGAGTTCCGTCAACAGAATCGTGCAGAATCAAATCCTGTCCCTCAGTCAATGAAGGAAGAACTTGATAGTCTGTCACCTACCAAGACTGATG